TACATCCAAATAAACCGGGTGGAAATGCCGCATTGTTCAGAAAATTAAAGAACATCTACAATATAAAAGTTCCACCCGTGGTGGCATCGTTGGAAAAATAAACATCTCACCTATAGTATATGAAGAACAAGACGAAGATTCGAACACTTTGGGTCTCGTTGATTTTACTCGTCGCTGTTGTTGGTTACATGTGGATGTATCCTCGAACGGTTGAAGTCGAGGTTCCCGTCGAGGTTCCCGTCGAGGTTCCACCAGTTCCACCACGCCCCCAGAGACGATTTCAACAGGAACGCGAGCCAGAGTTTAGGGGACCACCAATTAAGACATACAAACCTGGTCGTATGCAACAGATGGGTATCCTCGTCGGGGAAGGTGAGGAAACCCTCCCTCTATACGGTAAGGAGGTCCGTGGTCGCCGTGATCGCTACCACTATTACACGACTACGGGTGGTGAAAATTTGTACCCCATCCCTGTGAGCATAGATGGTCGTGATTGTGTGGACGACATTGGGTGCCAGGAGCTCTATGGAAATGAATCAGTCTCGGTGACTGGCAAGACTGGTTCATTTGAGGTTAAGATGTACCGAACGGATGATTTTTTCTAACAAAAATGGTTCTTGAGGGAATCGTATTCTCTCTTTTGGAAACCGGAACTCCCAGAAAACTTTGCCTTTAGATTTATTAATTCCCTGATTGTGTCGTCATCGAGGCTTTTGACAAAGTCCTTCTTAGCCTCGATGTCGTCTAACTGGTTGTGTTCCTTTTGAGCTTGGACGTAGGGCCATGTATGTTTCCGTAATGCCGCAACTTCAATTTGAAGTTGTATGATCTGTGGTAGGAGAACCTGTCGTACAAGTTCGTCAGTAGTCATGAACACACTTATATACATTTCCCTAAGTATTTTCTTAGATGTTAGTATATGCAGTATAAAGAACTAAAAGATAAGGCTAAAAAATTGGGACTTCGCGTCACTAAGGATGTTCGGGGGCGACGTGTGAAACTCACAGCAAAGGAACTTCGGTCCAAAATTTCCCTAAACTTCGAAAATAGTGTCAGAAATGCCCAAAGGGTCATTCGTCTCTGCCAAACGGTGGTTGCACCCGTTTCTATGACCGGGGTACCACCTCCTCCTCCACCCCCTCCACCTCCACCCAAGAAACCTGTCATTAACGCTACCCGCGCTAAACTCATGGCTGAACTGAAAAATAAATTAAAAAAGAGAGGAATGAATAAGTAATGGAGGACACTCTCGGATTGAAGAAAGTCAAAATCCTTTTAGAAACTTGCAATGGTGAAAATTTCAATGAATTGTATTTACAACTTTGTCGATACGAAAATGCAATGAGAGAGAATGGAGAACCAGAGGAATTCGTAAAGCAGTACCTCGGGGAGGAACTTTACGAACGCCTAGAGACGACACTTCAATTTTTTAAACAATTTGAAAAGTTTAAACGCTCATTATAATTAAACCAAACCTCTTAGACATGAACTTCTCAACACCCTCAAATGTGGGAAAACTCCACAGATACCAACGAGACCAGAAACCAGCCCCACCTATACCACTCAATTTCCAGTTCTCCTTGTCACTTGATGTGACATCGAGCATCATATTTTGAATTTTATCGGGTTCTCTCTCTGCTATTGTGCGCTTCGGTACCCGACCACCGTGGCGGAGCACATACGAACGCATACGTGAAGGATTCTTGTGTTTGGTGTAGTCTGAATATCCACTGGCACCAAAATCAACAGTCCTGCCGTCTTCCAGTATCGCCCTGAACTTCTTCTTACGATCGGGGCTACGAACAATCTTGACGCGCATACTTATATTTTACATAGATTTATTTGCACGCCATGCAGCCATACTTCTCCGTCTTGGGGAGGAAGAAGAGGTGCTCTGGTCCACGCTGCACGCGGTAGAGGTGGTCATACATGTGGAGGAGACCAACGACGATGGCGACGGCGCCAACGACCCAGTTGTTCATCTTGCGGGTGGTCCACACGTAGAAAAGGGTCAAAACGATCAGTACGACCTGGACGAGAGTCACTTTGGGCATCTTGGGCATCTTGAAACGCTTCTCGACGGTTTCAACCTCGGGGGTGGGTTCGGGGGCTGGGTCCATGTATTCACGCTTGCCGTATCCGGGCATTTTTATTATATACGAAGAAAATAATGTGGCGAGCGATCGCTGTTCCGATCATTTTACTTTTTTATGACTATATGAAACCACCCATAGACCTTTTGTATTTTAGAAATCCGTGGCGCCCCATAGTTGGTATGCAAAACACCGTGAGAGATATATTTTATCCGATTCGCAATTATCCAGAAATTTTACCTCTGAAACTTCATTACAAAAAGATACGTGATGAATTTCGAAAAGTGTCACCAACACTCGAGAAGAAGTATTATCACGACTTGGACCCCTGGTTTGGAAGAAACATGAATTATTACTATTACAAAGTTGAAAATTTTCCGATACTATGTGATTTAATTAAACAGATTTCGTGTATCCATGACTTCACCGTGTGCGCAGCATTCGCAGTCATAGACGGTCCTATGACCATAGCTCCACATAGAGCCGAATCTAATGAACTCTTGAGATATCATCTCACTATACAAGGTGATGGTGATTGCACACTGTATACTGAAACTGGTCCCCACATTCACCTGGAGGGTGAAGATTTTCTCTTTGATCACTCCAGATATCATGAACTCACAAAGACTGGACCAAGCCGACGGGTTGTTCTCATCCTCGATGTTCATAGGTGATTACGACACACTGCTTCGTACATGTCACTTCCACCGATGAGTTCAAGCTCCTGATTTTTTACAATCCTTTTGGTGAAGGGTCCCGGCGTTCCATCTTTGCAATGCATACAGAGGGCGGACAACTTGGTGACTTCGCATGCTATTGGGACACAGTCTAGAAGTTCACCAAACTTATTTTGAAATGAATCTGCGTCGAGACCTGCTATGATTACACTTTTATTTACACACATGCAGCACTCCACAAACTTCTTGAGACGGGGGAAGAACTGAGCCTCATCGATGGCTATGATATCCGCGTTATTAAACTCCTCCTTGTTTATGAGTTCGAAAAGCTCATAGACTTTGAAACAATCAAACTTTACATTGTCGTGGGTCTTCAAAACTTCATCGGGGGAACGGGTATCTTTGGCTGAGTTGACAACCAAAATTTTCTTACCAATGATCTTTAAACGCTTAAGTCGTCTGATTAACTCGGAAGTTTTACCTGAAAACATATTTCCCATAATTATCGAAAGCCCCATCCTATCTCACTAATATAATCTTGTATTTTTTATATGGGTGAAATGCATCGATGTCAATTTCTTAAATACAAGGGGTACTACAACCCCGTCACGGGACGTGTAAAGTTTGGGAATCACCTGTTCCCAGATATCCACACCGCTGTGAAATTTCTCAGTAAAAAGTACGATGCCTCTCTCAGACGTCAACTACTCGAACAAAAACTGGTCTCTCAGGTCTAACAATAAAGAGTCCAACTTGCAAGACCTTTCGCGCGAAGTGTGACCCAACTGTGATTGTGCTACTTTCCACATATTTACGAGAGTTTGGTCTATGATGATCCAGTACCTTCTTCATAGATAGAATCCTTTTTAGAGACACATTATTACAGTGTGTAGTATTTAATTCAATATTAACTGGTTCATTAAATCCCCATGACGTATTAAGAAATACATCAAGGTGTTTAGGATTAGTGCTGTCAGTTATCATCAAAGAACATGTTCGTCCCATTTATATTCTGTACGAAAAAAATATTACTAAAATATAAGATGCCTCTCTCAGACGCTGCCATCACCAAGAAGGTTGGGCAGTTGCGGAAAACCGAGGGCAAAATCTATGCACCCCTCAAGTACTTCAGGGGACTTGAGACCTTGGGGCAGGTCGAGACCCGCTACAAGAAGATGCTCAAGAGGGACTACAAAGATTTCAAAACAGACAGTGGGGTCAAGACCCGCACCTCCTCCT